TAGCTCTGGTCGTGTCCGGGATAGGTGCCCTGGCAGTTTCAGGGAGAGGAGCAGCTTGAGCAGGCCTTGCAGCCGGCCTATTTGCCCTGCCCGCGTTGGATCCCGTCACAGGAGGAGGCTGGTAGAGGGGCCCACCCTTGGGGACGATCGGAGGGGGGGCCGCCTTGGCCAGCACATCCGGGCTAGGCGCTCCCGCCATCGTGCGGTACATGTCCGGGCCGAGGTTTACGCTCGGCGCAGGAGCGAGGTTTGCACTCAGCGGAGCAGCGCCGATCGTCGGGGGTATCTCAGTTCTCGGGGCACGCTCGGTGAGAGGGAAGATGTTGCGCCCTGTCACATCGGGCGACGGGGTCATGGCAGAGCCTGAACTGCTGCCAGCACGGCGGGCTCCGCGCACTCCAGCCGTGCCGGCAGGGGGGAGGGTAGGAGAGCCTTGGTGCATCATCGCCCTACCCTCCGGGGTGAGCAGCTTCTTGCCGGACCCCAGGGTTGCAGCGCTCAGCGCGTCGAGTCGGTTGTTCTGGACGCCTGAAGCCAGGGCACGGCTGCTCTTGTCCCACACCTTACCGGCTGCTCCACCCAGGGTGCCGATGGCAGCACCACCCAGAGCGCCCTTCAGTGCGCCTCCGATCGTGCTCTCCCCCTTGGAGCCATCTGCGTTCACGGCCCCAGTGATGCCGCCCGTGATAGCCCCCGTGGCGATGTGCGGCGCGATCGACGCAAGACCGGCCTTGAGCTTGTTCGTGTCGATACCGTGCTCAAGGGCGGCGCGGCCCAAGTCCCCGAAGCGAGACAGAACCCCGGCCCCAGGCACTGCCTCCTTGACGAAAGGGTGAGAAGCCGTCTTTTCCGGCAGGGGTGCCAGGCCAGGCACACTCATGGGAGGGGGCATCGTCGGAGGCGGCGCAGAGGCCATCGCCTCGTCGTTCTTCACCTTGGCCAGCTGAAGATCGAGGAGGTCCTTCTGGAGGTCGAGCTGCCGGCGCTGGCCCCAGTAGTCCGTCTTGGATTCCCTGCGAAGCTTGTCCTCCTCGTCCTCCTTGATCCTCTCCGTCTCCATCTGGAGGAGCTCCATCTGGAGGATCTGCTGCTGAAGGGCGAAAGCTTGGTCGAAGAGCGGCGTACCCTCGTAACGATCGATCCAGGACTCCTGATGACCGACAAGACCCGTCGCTTCCTTGGTGAAGTGGGACAGCACCTGGAGGTCGACCCGATCGCCCGTCGGGAAGAGCTGATGGTTAAAGTCTTTCATGTTCACACCTTACGCAGGGCGCGGATCGCCTGGATGTTGTCTTTGATGGCCTTGGCTCCCTCGATACCTCCGCCGATGAGACCGCCTGCCTCTGCACCCGAGAGGGCGCCATGCAGCATGGCCAGAGCGGGAGAGCGCTCCGAGGCCTCGGCGAGGGCGAGGTTCCTCTTGGCGTTCAGGGACCTGAGGGTTGCACCGAAGCCAGGCGATGCAGCCATGTCCGCCTCCGCCTTCTCCAGGCTGGCCTTGGCCTTGGCGGTATGTTCAGGGCCTCGGTTCATGTAGCCCCTGGCTGCACCAACCGCAGCGCCCGCCAGGGACGTAACGACCGGCAGCAAGCTCTGCTTCGGCTCGCCGTCTTGCATCTGGCGGAGCAGGTCTCGAAACTGGTCGAACTGTGGACCCGCCTGCTTCACGCCAGCAGTCTTCCCGTCCAGCCCGTCCCCACCCTGAGGCATCTGGGTCGGCGGCCCCTGCTCTTGCGGATTCGCCTCAGGGCTGGCTTCCGCAGGGGTGTCAGGCGGGGCTGCACCCCCCTGGGGGTTGGGCGCAGGAGGATTATCCACGGCATCACGAACCTGCTGCTTCCAGGCCTCCATCTGGCTGACCGTGTCCGTGACCTGCTTCCGACTGGCCGTAACAGCGGCCGCAGACCGCACCTGCTCCGACATGGCCTGCGTTGCGACCTGCTGCTGCTGTCGCAGGGCGTCCTGCTGTTGCTGCCCAAGCTGCTGCTGCTGCTGGAGATCCTGCTCCAGCTGCTGCTGCTTGCCCTGGGCCTCTTGCAGCTGACCCTGGAGCTGCTCCAGCATCTGCTGCGACTCCTGGTTCTTCGTCCGGTAGAACGCAGCCTCGTTGCTCTGCTGCTGCTGAGCAGCCTCTTCCTCCGTACCGGGAGGGGGGGCCATGTTCCCAAGGACCGGCTGCTGAGCGGCCATGCCGAGGGTGCTCTCCTGGGCAGGGGGCACGATCATGGGAGGGGCATCGAAGGCTGCACGCTTGTAGTCGCGCAAGGACGCCATCTTGGGCTCAGCCCCAGGAGGCGGGCTCGGCAGCGGGGCAGGAGGTGCATTGGCGGCGGAGAGGGCGCCTGCGGTAGGCCCAGCAAGGGTACCGAGGTCCACCGTCTCCTCCTCCGGCAGGTACCGCTTCAGGTCGTCCTGATGACTCTCTTCGCGAGTCATGTACTCCTCGACCTTGAAGCGCATCGGGTTGTCGTCGTTGATCAGGCTGTGCAGGAGCCGCCACTTGGCGGCCCCTTCTTGCTCGATGCGGAGCATGATCCTGGCGATATCCACGGGGTCCGTGGCCGCCGGAGGAGCCGGGATATCCGGGAGCTGCAAGGGGCCACCGAGTACGGAGGCGCGACGCATGAGGTACTCCGCATGCTCCGTCTCCTCGCCTGCGTGTTCCGTAAACTCCTCGGCCATCCCGTCCCGGCTCACCCCCCGAAGAGCCTGGGCGTAGGCCTGGTAGGCGTAGCCAGTCTTCAGCTCGTTCTCGATCATGGCCGTGATCGCCTGGAGCACCTCCGCCTTGGGGGCAGAGAAACCGCCGACCATCTGCTCCTCCTCAGGGCCGACGGCTGGATCGGCATAGCTCGCAGCGGCCACCTTGACGGAGTCGCTGGGCGCTGAGGAGGTCAGCCACGCCAGGTAGGACGCAGCCTTCAATAGATCTCGTGGCATGGGTTCCTCACAGCAGGCAAACAAGGTCAGTGGCAGTCGTGGTCTCGTCGACGCTGTCGGCGACGACCGGGATAATCCTGCCCGTGGCTACCCCGGTAAAGGTGGTGAGCACGCCCGGAGCGTTCTTATGCAGGTGAACCACCAGATCACCTGCACCGCCGACATAGATGGACCTGGAAGGGGGGTCGAGGGCGGTGGTGCCGCCTGCCGGGTTGGCGATCGACACGCTGGCAGAGGAGGGGGCGATGCTGGAAGAGTCGTCCTGGTCGTCGTACGTGAGCACGTACTTACCGTCGAGGTAGAGCATCGAGACCAGGCGCGGCGCGATGGGGCTGTTGCCCGTCTGGAGGATCTTGCCCTCGATCGTACCTGACTTCGGGAAGCCCAAGACAGCCCGAGCCGCCTGGTCAGCAGCCAGCTTGATGCCCGCCGTGGGGCTGGCTTCGTAGAGGACGACGGTGCCGCTCACCCTCTTCAGGATCACCGTTGCCAGCTCCGGGACGGCCTGGATCTGATCCGCAGCTTCCTTGAGGGTCAGGCCCCCCCTTCCAGGATCTGAAAAGGTGACGCTGCCAGACGGGTTCGTGAAGGTGAGCGTCAGGCCATCCAACTGGAGCCTATCGAGGGACTGGCCATGCCCCCCAGAGAGTCCGCCCAGAGAGAAGACGTCCAGTTCCTCGTGGGAGGTAAAAACGCGCGTTCGCAGCATAGTGCCCCATCTTACCAGTAGCTGAAGGTGTTGTGCACGGTCCAGTACTCGCTGGAAACTCCGGCATTGCCCGGACCGAGGATGCTCATGATGTTGAGAGAGGTCTTTTTACGCAGCAGTTCCGCGTCTGTAGTCTCCTTGAAGTACCTGAGCCACCCCATGATCATCGGCGTCTTATCGTTGATGCCGACATTCGTCCCGCCCGCAGAGTAGTTCACGTGGTTGCGGGTCTGGAGCAGGCCGATCCCCTCCAGGAGCGTGATGACGGTAAGCCGGATCAGGATAGGCAGACAGTCCTCCTGGATCATCTGCTCCAGGGTGTACTTGTTCGGCGGCGGCCTACCGTTAAAGGTCGATATGGCGTCCATGAGCGCGTAGAGGATCATGCGGTCGCTGGACTCCTCGCCGTTGATGAGGCGATTGAGCTGCGGATGATCTCGCATGTACCGCCTGACCGCGTCCACGGTCGAGAGCATCGTGTCGCTGATACCCGGCACTCCCCGCAGGGAATCGAAGTCGTTCACGTGGGCTCTCCTTCCATGACGAGCATGTCAGCGAAGTTGGCCGCCAGGTCGCCTACCTCCTGAGTGTAGTCCAGCTCCGGCTCCAGGGGGACAAGCTCCTCGGCAGGGATGGCCTCCTTCTGTAGGTCCTCGGAGACAGGGAAGATGGGCCTGTCCGGGGTAGGAGCGATCACACCCGCCTTGGCGGCCAGCGCTGTGCTGCGCTCAAGCTCAAGTTGATCCCCGGTCCAGGCCTTCGGGTTTGCCCAGCTCCAACCCTCGGAGGGCGGGGTCCTGTTCATCGTGGCCAGAACCTCCTCGCTGCGGTTCATGTCACCCTCGTACGCAACAGGGCCCCGCCCAGGAGCCTCTGCCCTGCGTACGACGCTCAAGTCACTCAGGTCCACGGCATCCCGCTGGTTGCCGTGCACGCACCTCACCAGGCCCAGGTTGGAGAGGCCCCTGATGTTGATATAGTCCTCGATGAGCTCGTCCTCATCCACCCAGAGGCTGCGGTCGGGGTGCAGGGTACGGCCACAAACCTTGATGACACGCTTACGCGCGGCAGCGCCGCCCTGCTGGCGCGTAGAGCGCGTGAGCGTAGAGGTTGCCGTGTTGATGAGTAGGTAGCGTTCGCCCATACCCGTAGCCTAGCAAAAACAAAAGGCGCCTTGTGGGCGCCTTTCGAGGGTCGGGGGGTGAGGTCCGCTATAAGGCGGAGATGGCCGGAGCCATACCACCGCTGCTGACGCGGTTGTTCGGCGCGAAGAGGTCGGAGACGTCCTTCGGCACGAACCGGCTGCGGATGCTGTCCGCATCGTTCGCGGTCGCATCGGCCGCGTAGAGCTCAAGCTTCTTCACCGAGGCGATGTTGAGCAGCATCATCCCGACGTCCTCCCAGGCCTGCCAGGAGATCATGTTGTACCGCTTGTCCACGTAGAACTTCGTGGTGTTCAGGATGTAGAAGCGGCCGAGGAAGCCCGGGTCTGTGAACAGGTACACGTTGCCCTTGCGCAGCATGTCGTTCTTGATGCTGCGGATGACCTGGAGGCCGAGCAGGGTGTTCTGCTTGTAGCCGCTCACCAGGATCTCGGTCTGCGCCGAGCTGCCGGTGTCCTCCAGGGTCCAGGCGCCGACCGCGTTCCAGTCAGACTCGGTCATCAGGAGCTTGGCGCCACGGAGACGGTTGTCCGTCAGGGTGTTCCGGAGGGTCACGATGTCCGGCTTGGTGAGCATGAAGCTCGCGCCGGTGTTGGAGCTCGCGTTGCGGGCAGCCTCGCCCTTCACGACGCTGAACTCCACAGGAGGGCTGTTGCTCTTCAGGGCAGACGCGTTCAGCGTCGGAGCGGAAGCCGCGCTGTTGGCCTCGGCCTGCATGAACTGCACGGCGATGTCGCAGTAGAGCAGGAAGCCGCGGTCCTCCAGCTCCTCGATGTCCTTGAGGCTGTTGTCCTCGATGATCTTCGTGACCGGGATGTTCCGGTAGATCTGGAGCTCCTGCTCCGTCTTCTGGAAGACCGCCGACGAGATGGTGTGGAACCCCATCTGCGCCCGATCCATCCGGATCTCCTGCGTGGTCGCGTTGCCGCCGAAGGCCATCGTCATCGCCCGCGCCTTGGGCTCGACGAACTCGATCTTCGTGAGGGTGTCGTGGTCGGGCGAGATCTGGCACTCGTCCGGGCGAACCGGCATCGCGTTCAGAATGCCTCGCGAAAAGGCGCGCTCCCGGAGGCGGTCCAGGATGAACTTGCCCCCCAGCTCGGCGGCCTTCTGCTGACCCTCCGGCGAGGAGATTTTTTCGATGAACGAGTTTCCGAAGTCTTGCAGCATGCTCATGGTTGAAGTCCTTACCAAGTGCTCGGAGGGTGATGCGGTCTATAAGACCAGCCTGAAGCCAAGCTGACCGCCGTTGACGGCGGGGAGCTTGGTGACGCGAGCGACGACGGGGTTGTTGTCGCCGGAGCCGCCATGACCCACAAGGCCGCTGAAGTAGCGGGTGCCAGTGGGGCTGGAGAGGGAGATGGTGGCGATCTTCAGGCCCTGGGCGTCAGCGGTGATGGGCGCGCCAGAACCGATCGTGACAGCAGCGTCGAAGATGGTGGTGTTCCACTCGGTCTTCGGGCCACCCGTGACCAGGTCGACGCCGCGATCAGGGAGGGACTGCGTATCGGTACGCCCCCTGCCAGAGCGGTTCAGGTAGGCAACAGCCGTGGTGTTGGCGTTGCCGAGAGAGGCGATGTTCGAGGCCCGAAGGCACTTCCCGTTGACGATGACCAGCCACTCCCCGTCGTAGAGGCAGAGAGCGTTGTTGGGATCGACGAGGGTCGGGTCCGCCAGCGTCACCGTGCGACGCTCGATGTAGAGCATGTCGCTCAGCGGGGTCAGGTTTTCAGTTTTCTTAGCGCCAGCCATGGTTCGTTCCTTTATCGGAGATCATTTTCTCCGACTTGCCAAGAGGTTGAGGTTCAGCGATCCAACACCCAGGTGTCGAGCTCGGTCCCAGCGTTGGTCTTGGAAGGGCTCTCCCCCTCCATTTGCAGACGGTTGTTCTCGCCGATCATCTCGACAGCAGCGAGCTTGGTGGCGTACCGGCCCGGATCTTCCTGCGCGAGCTTGGTGCAGCGCTCAGCGATCTCGGCCAGCGTGCCGTCTTCGAGCCCCTTGCTGTGGATGAGCTGAGCCAGCTTCATCCCCTTGTCCTTGGCCTCGTAGACCGCGAGCTTCTTCAGCGCCTCATCGCGCTCAGCAGCCGTCTTGTCGAGGGCAGCCCCGAGGTTCTCCAGAAGCTCTGCCACCTTCACCTGGTTCAGTTCAGCCACGACCGATCTCCTTCTCAAGAGCAGCCAGGATGACGGCCGCTGAAGCAGTCTTCTCACTGAGGTCAGACGCCGTGTGGACCTCGCCCGGATCCCCGTTCGGCTTGTCTTCCTTCTTCTTGAGGGCATGGCGGATGCCGAGACCTGCACCCACGGTGCCCGCGGTCGCCGCAACACCCTTACCGACGGTCTTGAGCGCATCCTTCTGCCGATCCTTCATGGCGCTGGAGAGCTCATCGATGTTGGCCTGCACATGCCTGGCGACCGCGGAGGGCACGTCGTCCAGGGTCTTCTTCGCCATGTCGAGGCGCTTGGCCTGTTCGTTGGTGCCCTTACCGGCCAGATCTCGACCGAGCTGCACCGCTTTTCCAGGAACAGACTTCAGCCACTCGCCGGCCTCTTCGGCCTTGCCCTTGAGCACATCCGAGATGCGGACGTCGAAGGAGACCTTCGCACCATCGTGGTGGGTGAAGGCATCGCGCAGCGTGGTGTCGCTGGCTGCGCTGAGGGCGGGCTCCTTCAGCCACTCGCCGAGCTCCTTCTTCCGAGGAGCGTAGGCCTGGCCCTGCGTGGCGTCGATGGCCGCCTGGTTAGAGGAGACGAGGCCCGTGGGACCCTTGGGCGGACCACCGATCGGCTTGCCGCCTGCTTGTCCGCCGGTGGACTCGGGGAGACCACCAGGACCCTCGGAGGCAGCCTTGCCTTCGGAGCCCATGGCGTGCGACTCCTCCACAGCACCCGCTGCACTGCTGTGCGGGGGCTTCTCCTTCATGGAGGGCTTGGAGGCGTCAGCCTGCGGAGAATGCCCGAAGCTCGCAGGGTACCCCTTGCCGCCAGTGGTCGCTGTGGAGGTGGGCATGGGCCCACCTTCCGCAGCGGTCTTGCGCAGCAGGCCGGCTACCTCAAAGGCGAGCTTCGTAGCGGCATGGAGGGTGGAGGTCTGAAACATGACCGGGTGGGAGGCCTTCTTCTCCTCAGCGCGCTTCTTCTCGCAACCCTCGCAGGTGCAATCAGACGAGTGCTTGGAGGCCTCGGCCGCGATCTTCGACAGCTCAAGACTGCCTTGGATCGCTGCCATCCGGAGATCTGCCAGGGTCGGAGTATTCATCTTGTAGCCCAGTTTCTGGTCAAGGAGCGGGTTCGGGGGTTCAGCAGGGGGAGGTTGTCCAGTGTTCACTCGGGAATCATTGGACCGTGGACCTACTCCTATTGGACCTCTCTTGCCCGCGGGCGGTTGGGGGGTGATCTGGATCTGAGAGATGGGGCTGGTAGAAGGGGGAGGGATTACAGGCATCGTATCAGACGGCACCGGTTAGCCCTCCCGCGCCTCTAACTCACCCACCGGGTAGCCAGCCAGCTCGATCAGCTCGAAGGCACGGCCAGTCAGCGCACCCGCAGGACCATCCTTGGCAGCGGCGCTCTTGACGAACTCGCTGTGCTCGCCGCTCTGCGCGGCCTCCTTCTTGAGGACCTCGGTGAGACGCTCAGCCGCCTCCTTCTTGTCCCAGTTCGCGTCCGAGAGCAGCTGCATGGCGATCTTGCCGGCCTCGTAGTCGAAAGCCTGCTTCTCCGCAGGGGCCTCGCCACCCTTGGCCTTGTGCGCGTCGTAGAGCTTCTTGCCCCCGTACGCAGCAGCGGCGGCACCAGCGGCAACGCCGGTGACCTTGGCAGCGGTGCCACCATGGTCCTTGACCGCGCCCTTGAGCTTGCCCCCTGCGTCGGCCAGGGCCTTACCGGCCTTGTCCTTCTTGTCGGACAGGTAGGCCCCCGCACGCTGGAGCACGCTCTTCTTGCCCTCGTCGTCCGCGGCTTCCTTGAGGGCTTCCACCAGGGCCCCCACCGCCTGGTCGGCGGCGATCTTCGCCATCTGCTCCATGAAGGTGGAGGCCTGGGCCAGCTCAGCGAGCTTCTGAGCCTCCCCGAAGGCAGCAGCGGCGATGGCCTCCTCGGCCTTCTTCTCGTCCTCCTTCTTGTCCTTGTCCTCCTCCTTCTTGTCCTCTGCGGCCTTGGTCAGGTACGCGTTGAACGCGTCGAGGACGTGCTGGGGCTGGGACTCGGCGACGGAGTAGCCCTCTTCGGCCATCTTCGCCTCGAAGGCGCAGAAGTGCGCCATGTACTTGCCGGCGTCATCCGAAGCCATCTTGTCGAGGTTGACGTTGGCGAAGTTCAACAGGTTGCGCAGAAGACCGCCGTTCTCGGCCAGCTTCTCCTCGCTGACGCCCAGATCAGCGGCAAGTTTCGCGGTATCGGTGCTCATGTTCTCATCCTCTCACAGGGTTCATCAGGTGCCTACCTCGTCCTGAAACGCCAGCTTGAAATAGGCATAGCTCAACGGGGTGTAGATGTCAGCCGGCTCACAAGAAGCCAGCTTCTGCAAGTTGTCTTCGGCGATCTTCGCCAGGTTGGATTGCGCAGCAGGGAGGTACTCAAGGAGGGACTTGCGGTAGTTCTGGTAAGCTTCCGCAAGCTTATCCATCAGGGGCCCACGACCAAGCTTCGCACCCTCATGATCCTTTGGCGAGAAGATCATCGTCACACGGGACCTTAGCATAGGGGCAAAACCAGAGCGATCCCCTACGAAGGGCTGTAGCAACCCAGCCAAGGAGGAGCTGAAGTCGAGGGGGAAGGGGCTGGAGGGGCGGCAGTACCCAAAACACTGTCCGGCCGAGTCTAGCTGGTCAGCCAGCTGAGGGAGGCCCAGGGAGACGATCATCACCCTCTGGAACTCCCGAGGGCGAAGGACGATACCGAGGGATCCCGCAGAGCCCAGGGCTGAGGAGACAGGAGCTCCCCCCATCGCGTTGAGCACGTTCTTAGGGAGATCAAGCTCACCCCTCGCCAGAGCCGGGATCGATTCCACGTTCTCAGCGTCGATCCGCTTGTCGATCTCCGCCCGCTTGGCAAGGCGAGCCTTTTTGATGGCCGCCTCCTTGATGGCCTGAGGGTCAGGAGGGTCGCTATAAAGGTTAGCCAGGGTAACAGGGCTCTCCTCAGCAAGCTTGGTCGTATCGCCTGCCCGATGCATGACTCGCGCTGTACGATCTGCCCCCTTGGTGACCAAGCTGATGTCGAAGAACTTCGGGAAGAAGTTGTAGACGAATACCTGCTTGCCCGTAGAGGGGTCCACCTGCCGGGGTCGCAGGCGCATACAAGAGCAGTACTCCCTGCGGTTGCGCCCTACCCCCTTGATGCCCCCCTCTACACCATCAGGGATCCCCTTCTCCTTGCGGATGCGCTCATGCACCTCAAGAACAGCAAGGCCCGGATTAGCGTGCCGCTTCGGGTCGTACGTCTTGAGGGCTGCGAAGAGGGCGGGCCAGTCCGTGCAGATCGAGCAGGCGTCCCACTTGACGCGAGCCCCCATGCTCACGCAAGGAAACTCGCCGTTGTTGATCCTCGACAGGAAGCCCGACCCGCCGTGCTCCCCACAGCGAGCCTCATCCAGAGCAGCCACGAGCTCGACCCGCTTCATCCGGTCGTTCCACGTGGTGAACTCGACATCCCCGAGGCGCTTCGCAGGATCCTGGTTCCTGTGGTGCGCGAACAGGTGGGCTAGATAGAAGGTTGGGTAGCCGTAGGTCCAGTCGAGCTTCTTGACCAGAGCTCGATCCGTCTCCGCGTGCCCCGCCCAACCATCCGGCACATTGACCAGCGCCTGCTCGCCGAACCAGTCGGCGTTGGCGTTACAGCCCCAGTAGTCACTCGCACCCATCGCGTTGATGAGCAGGTACTGCTTACCGGGCAGGGGCCTCAGCTCATCGATGTACCGGGACACCTCTGGCAGGAGGTCGAAGGAGGCTAGCTTGGTGTGCCCAAGCTGCCCCTCGCTCCTATCCAGCAGCAGCGCTGCGGGCCCCCCGCCCGGGGCCTCCTCGTAGAGCGCGTACTTGTCCATCATCGGAGGTCGTACTTCTTCTTCAGCCTGGCCGTGGCGATGTCCCCCTTGACCTTCAGCTTTGTCTTCAGCGTCTCCAGGTCCTTCTGGAGATCATGCTGCGGAGCGAGGCCTTCCACGCGGAGCTTGTCCTGGTAGTCCATGTCCCCGCGGCGAAGGGGCTGCGTCTTGCTCAGGACGTCGTACTCCAGCTGAGGCCTACGGCCCTCGGCCTGCTCCGTGGACAGGTTCCGCAGCTTATCCTTATGGGTCTCCAGGTTCCGCTGGAGCTTGTGCTGGATGCCCATGTCCTTGAGCGCAAGGGGACGCGTCTTGTTCAGGATATCGAGCTCAAGCTGAGGCTTGCGGGCCTCCATCTCCAGCTGACCCTGGTCACGCAGAGCCTCTTGCAGACCGTGGGACACGCCGGACTCTGCCCCGCGCATCACCATCTCCATGTAGGGACTGTGGTGCTTGTCCGCGTTCATACGGGCCTCGTTAAGCACCCCACCTGCCTCGTTCACGCTGTGCGAGAAGGCCCTCCGCATGTACATGCCCGCAGCGATCGGGTTCTTGGTCAGGGAGGGATCCGCCTGCCGGAGGCCCGTGAACATCTCATCGAAGCGCTCAGGGTTGTCCTGGTAGTGCTCGTGCAGGTCCTCGTTAAACGAGGACTTCATCATCTTGCGGAAGTCCCTACCCTTGGTCAGCGCGTCGTACACCTTCGACGCAGCCATGGCCGTACCAGCGACAACAGCCGTGCCTGCTGCGGTCTGGAAGCCCCCCAGGAGGGCCTTACCCGTGTTTATGCCGAACTGGCCGATGCGCTTCTGGGTCTCAGGGCTAAAGTTGAAGGGAGGCATGGTTCCTCAGTAGGGATACATGGGTTGGGCGCCGTAGGCCATCTGGGTACGCATCGCATCCTCCCGATGCTCCTGCGTGCCCGGGATAAACCCCTTGAACCACCTGCCCAGGGGGCTGTTGGCCGCGGCGTGCAGGTGCTGCAACCCCTTGATGGCCAAGAGGCCTCCCGCCACGAGCGGGACAGCCTTCACCCCCTTGGCAGCGTACTGGCCAAGGGTTGCTGGCGTGGTGGATCCCTTGTCTGCAAAGGGCTTGGCTACCGCGCTAACCCCTTTGCCTGCGTAGTCAGCCACGGTGTTGAGGGCATCCATGCCCTTCGAGACAAGACCGCGCGGATCTTCTGCGGCTGCCTTGATGTTCTCGGCGCTGTAGAGCGAGCTGTTCTTGATGAAGTGCCGGATCTGACGGAGCTCAGACGCCACGTCCTCCGCGACCTTCATGCTCACACCCTTCTGGTAGAGGGCTTCCGAGAAGGCGCCGAAGGCCTGGACCACGGGGTCTTCCGGGTTTGCGTAGCCGCTGTCCTCGGAAGCCCGCTTGATCGAGTCACCGAGCGCACTCGGGTGCTGGAACCTCTCGTACCTGAGGAGGTGCGGAGTGATCATCTCGAACGCCGCCTTCACAAAGGCAGGTTCAGGTGCGTACACCTGGTTCCAGGCGTTAAGCACGTCCCCCAGGTGGTAGCCGGCGCTCGTAGTCGTGATGATCTCCGCGGCCAGCTTGTAGACCGTCTCCTCCAGCCGACTGTCCGCAAAGGAGAGCTCGCTGTCAGCCTCCTTGAGCAGGTGCTCAAGCTGAGCGGCTACCTTCTTGGCAGGTTCAAGAGGATCCCCCTCGAAGGGTGTGGGCTGGACCTGGAAGAGCTGCTCCAGGCTAGGGCCCTCGGCAGCCATCTTCGGGTAGGCGACCTTGTAGTCGCTCATGTCCCCGTACTCCCGCGCCCCGGGAGTCTCGTTAAGGTGCCTCAGCACCTCAGCCACCCTTGCAGGGCCACCCGAGAACTCGATCACCCGGTGGGGCTGACCCACCTTCTCGTGCTGGTGCACATAGGCCAGCTTGTTGGCGGCCTCCGTCACCCGACGAATCTGTTCCTCCGAAAGGTTGGCGGTCTTGACCGTAGCTACCACGGCCTGGTTCAGGGTGCTGACTTGGTTCGCAAGCCACAGATCAGCTGCCTGCTGCCCCAGGCCTTCCAGATCTTCTCCGCTCTTGTGCGCCATACGGTCCAAGACTAGAACTTTTTAGATGAGTGTGAAAGACGTGGCTGCACAAGCCCTTGCCCTGGCGGAGAGCAACAGGCGCACCCTGGATGGTGTGCTCGAAGTCCTGGGCTGGGTCCAGAGCCCCCTGCCTGTGGAGCTGAAGGATATCGTGGCCCTCCATAACGAGGCCACCTCCCAGCTCGATCTCGGCCCGGACAGCAGCATCGAGTCGATCCGCCACTGGTCAAGGATCCTCCTCCGCATCAACCGCCCCTACTTGAGCAGGCTACAGACGATGGGCTTTGATAGGCCCTGGAGGGTCTACCTGTCCCTGGCTGAACACCTGATCAGCGCTGCAACCCCTCAGGACATGTGCGAACAGCCCATACTCTACGGAGCCTTGGACACGGCCCGCCGTAACGTGCAAGAAGCCGCTTACCTGCTGGACAAGGGGGCTCAGCGCGATCCCGACCTCATGGAGCTGAACGATGGGTTCTCCGATCGGGTCGCGGAGCTGCTCACTTTTCTCTACAAGGACAACCCGAGTGCGGGCATAAAAGAGGAGCATGAGCAACGAAGCCAGAAGCGCGTATGAAGAGCTGCTCGCGAAGGTCTTTTACGAGGGGGAGATCACGGATACCCGGGCCCATCTTGCTTCCACAGGCAAGAATGTGGGTGCCTTGTCCCTGTTCGGGGCCCAGAGCAGGTACGACCTCGAAAGGGGGTTTCCGCTCGTGGGCACCAAGAAGATGTCTCTGTGGAATATCACGGTGGAGCTGCTCTGGTTTCTCCGGGGAGATACCAACGTCGAGTATCTGCATAAGCACGGCGTGCATATCTGGGACGCTTGGGCGGACGAGAATGGCAACCTTGGCCCCATCTACGGGGCCCAGTGGCGGGCCTTCAGCGGGGTCGATCAGATCAAGCTGCTCCAGCAGGGGATAGAACGGGTGAAGGCTAACCCCCAGGACAGCTGTGCACGCAGGCTGATCGTGTCTGCCTGGAATCCTGTTGATATCCCCTTCATGGCCCTTCCTCCTTGCCACACCCTCATGCAGTTCAGGGTGTTCAAGGGCCAGCTCTCTTGCAGCCTCTATCAGCGCTCTGGCGATGTCTTCCTGGGCATACCCTACAACATCGCCAGCTATGCTCTGCTCACGCACCTGCTGGCCAAGGTGCATGGCCTGGAGGTCGGAGAGCTTATTCACACTGTGGGGGATCTCCACCTCTACGAAAACCACATCGAGCAGGCGAGGGAGCAGCTCAGCCGATGGGCTCCTCCCTTCCCGCAGCTCTATCTGGCCAATAAAACCCGCCTCGAAGACTTTGTCCCGGGGGACATCGAGGTGGTCAACTACAGCCCGCATCCCGCGCTGAAAGGAGAAGTAGCCCTATGATCGCGATCATATTCGCCTCGGACCTCGATAACGGAATCGGTAAGAACGGCTCCATTCCGTGGAAGCTCTCGGAGGACATGAAGTTCTTCAAGGAGACCACGATGGGGAAAATCTGCATCTTCGGGCGCACGACTTACGAGGGGCTGCCCCGTAAGCTGGATGGAAGGGAGTGCTACGTGGTCTCCCGAGACCCCTCGAAGGTAGCGCTCCATCCCGGGGACAAGGCCTTTCCCACCCTGGCTTCTGCGATCATAGCGGCAGAAAGCACCGGCAAGGATGTCTGCCTCTGCGGAGGGTCGGACATCTACATGGTCGGAGAGGCCTTTGCCGATGTCGCCCACAGGACCATCGTCCTGGGCCACTTCGGCTGCGACAAGGAGTTCGCCCTCTCCTCAGCCCTTTTCGAGACTGCATCCACACGGACTCTGACCCTGAAAGACAGCAAGAACAGCCACCAGGCCGTCCTCGTCAGCTACTCGCGTAAGGTCCCGAGGAAGAACATCGCCCTCGGACAGGCCCAGCTACAGAAGGAGTTACCATGATTCAAGCCGTTATCGGTGTGCTGGAGCATGAGGATCGTATCCTCCTTATCCAGCGTGCGCGCAGCGTCATCTTTCCCCCCCAGTGGGCGCTTCCTGGCGGAAAGATGGAGCCTGGGGAGGACCGCAGGAGTGCACTGATCCGGGAGTTTCAGGAGGAGGTGTGCTTGACCGTGAATCCTCCTGTGATGCACGCCTACATGCGTAATTACGGGATCCCCGACGGCTGTCCCGAGGAGACGATCCTCTTCACCTACATGCTCGGCTCCCAGTTCGACGGCGTGCCTACCCTGAGCGCAGAGACCGA